TTCAGAGCTTCGTGTTGACTTCTGGGACCGCAGGATTGGTCTGTACGGCTCCGACAATCCCGACTCACTACGTGGGTCTTACTTTGACGGAGTTGTACTGGACGAGGTGGGGGATCAGAATCCAAAGATATGGAACGAAGTGATCCGACCTGCCCTAGCCGACCGTCAAGGCTGGGCAATGTTTATCGGCACACCTAAAGGCCAGAATCACTTCTACGATCTGCGGAACAGAGCACAGGGTGAACCTGGGTGGAAGTTGCTCGAGTTCCGCGCCAGTCAGACCGGGATCATTGCTCAGTCAGAGCTAGACGATGCGCTGCGGGAGATGGGGCGCGACAAGTACGACCAAGAGTTCGAGTGTTCATTCCATGCTGCTGTCGAGGGGGCTTACTATGGGCAAATTCTTAACCAGATGGAGGGAGAAGGTCGCTTCTGCTCTATCGTCCGTGATGACCTCTGCAAGACGTTCGCTGCTTGGGATCTCGGCATTGGCGACTCGACTTCGATCTGGATCGCACAAGTCCACGGACAAGAAGTCAGACTCCTAGACTACATTGAGAACCACGGGGTCGGACTGGATTGGTACGTCCGAGAACTGCGAAACAAAGGCTGGCACAAGGCCGAGCACATCGTCCCGCACGATGTACAGGTCAGAGAACTAGGCTCAGGAAAGTCTCGGTTGGAGGTCTTGCAGCAGGCTGACCTCAGTTGCACGATTGCGCCACGTTTGTCAGTGGATGACGGTATCCAGGCTGTCCGCAGACTTTTGCCCCGCTGCTGGTTCAATATCCCACAAACGAGCGAAGGGTTGAACTGCCTGCGGAACTACCGCCGGACTTTCGACGAAAAGCAGAAAGTCTTTTATGATAGACCCTTGCACGATTGGTCTAGCCACGGATCGGACGCATTTCGTTATCTTGCAGTCGGTCTGAATGAAACATCATCCTGGTCGAAGCCGATCAACGTCAATACAAGGTGGGTGGTCTGATGCTAATGCCACAAGGTTTCATCGTTCAGAAGCGCGAGTTTGAAGAACTTCAACGCAAGGTTGCTGAACTAGAGAAGAAACTCGCTGAACTGGAGACAAAAGACCCAGAGAAGCGGAAGTATTTTAGGCGCGAGGTGGTAAATGGATAACGGCACTCTTACCGGCATTCTGCAAGCAGAGATCGACGATGCTATCGGGATGCTGGACAGCGAAACCACAGCAGAACGTGCCGAAGCACTGAACTACTATTTGCGAAATCCTTACGGCAACGAGCAAGAAGGCCGCAGCCAGATCGTCACTGGCGAGGTGGCAGAGGTTATCGATGGTGCGCTGCCGCAACTCATCCGCGTATTCACTGCAAACGATGAGATTGCCAGATATGAGCCTGTTGGCCCAGGCGATGAGGAAGGCGCAGATCAGGCGACGGACTACGGTAATTGGGTGTTTACCAAGGACAACAACGGTTTTGCCATCCTGCATGACTGGTTTAAGGATGCTTTGCTTGCCAAGACCGGGACGGTAAAAGCGGTCTGGGAAGAAAAGATCGAAGTAGACGAGGAAACCTACCGGGGTCTGTCAGACACGGAGCTTGTCCTATTACTGTCTGACGGTACGATGGAGATCGTCGGGCAGGAGACGGAAGAATCCGTATCTCAGATGCAGATGCCGGACGGTACGGTTGTCGATCAGGTCACTCGTTCGCACAATGTTGTCGTACGCAAGAAAACCAAGTCAGGCCGGATTCAGATTGACTGCATTCCTCCCGAAGAACTGATCGTCAGCAAGAAAGCGCGGTTCGGTGAGACGAAATCACCCTTCATGGCGCACCGCAGGCTGATGCCGCGGTCGGAACTTGTTCAGATGGGGTTCGACAAGGACGAGGTATACAGCCTTCCCGTCTACAACAGTCTCGACTTTACCGAGGAGCGGATCGCTCGATACTCTCCTGGTGAAGAACCGTACGAGCAGGACAGTCTCGACGAGTCAATGCAAGAGGTCGAGGTCTACGAGTCTTATCTGTACGTGGATTACGACGAGGATGGGATCGCAGAACTCCGTCAGATTTTTTACTCCAACAGTACGATCCTGACCTACGCTGACGGGCGGGAAGCCAACATTCCGACCGATTACGTGCCGTTTCACGTGATTTGCCCGATCCCGATTCCGCACAAGTTCTTCGGTCAGTCGCTGGCAGACCGGACGATGGACATCCAGCTAATCAAGTCCACCGTCACTCGGCAGATGCTGGATAACCTCTACCTAATCAACAACGCTCGGATGCAGGTTGTTGACGGGCAGGTGAACCTGGACGACTTGCTGAACGTCACTCCTGGTGGTGTTGTCAGGACGAAATCGACTGGTGCAGTGGCTCCGATTCAGGTGCCGGACATCACTGGTTCCGCTTACCCGATGCTGGGTTATTTCGACTCGGTGCAAGCCAAGCGGTCTGGCGTGTCGGAGACTTCGCAAGGTCTCGACCCCAACATCCTGCAAAACGTCACGGCTGCGGCTGTAGCAGCGACGATGCAAGCTGGTGCTGGCAAGATGGAGCTAATCGCTCGTCTGTTCGCTGAGACGGGCGTTAAGAGCCTTTTCCGCGGCATTCTGCATCTGCTCTGCAAGTATCAAGACAAGCCCCGTCTGATTCGGATGCGTGGCAAGTTTATCGAGATGGATCCGCGAGAGTGGTCGAACCTGTACGACGTTTCGATCAGTGTCGGACTCGGAACCGGATCGAAGAACGAGCAGATGGCAATGCTTCAGATGATATTGGCTAAGCAGGAGCAGATTCTTACTCAGTTTGGCCCTGCCAATCCGCTTGTCTCTGTCGGACAGTATCGGGCGACACTTGGACGGTTTATCGAGGCGGCGGGGCTGAAGGATTCGACGGAGTTCTTTAAAGAGATTCCACCCGAACTTGACCAGCAACTGAGCAATCCACCTCCGCAGCAGCAGTCGAATCCTGCTCTGGACGCGATGATGGCTCAGGCGCAAGCCCAGATCCAGATCGAACAACAGAAGGCACTGGCAGCGATTGAGACTCAGCGGATGAAGGCTCAAGCCGACATTCAACTGGCTCGTGAGAAAGCCGCAGCAGAGCTACAACTGAAGCAGCAGGAGTTTGCGGTTGAGGCTCAACTGAAAGCGGCGAAGGTCGGTGCTGGGATTACGCAAAACGTCGAGATTCCGGGATGAGTCCAGAGCAGGCGGCGAATCTACTGCGGGATGACTATTTCCGGGGTGAACTGGAAAAGCTGAAACAGGAGCAGATTGACCTGATTCTGAACTCGTCTGAGCAAGATATTGACGCACGAGAAAATGCGTATAGAATGATTAAATGCTTAACCACGGTTGTTAATCACTTTCAGTCGATTGTTGATACTGCCGAGATTAAGCGTAAGCGTTGGAAGATACTTTAAGGGGTGATATGGACACCAATCCGCAAGGAAGTGGCCCGCTGGATGTAAACGGTGCAGCCAATGCGTTTCTAGGCTTGATGGGGCCGGAGGAAGGCGAACAGCCCACTCCCGAGGCACAGCAGCAAGAGACGGAGGCTGTAGTTGAGCAGCAGGAAGTCGAGGAAACACCGCGCTACCGCGTGAAAGCCGCAGGTGAGGAACGCGAAGTTTCGTTGGACGACCTGATTAAGAGCTATCAACTTGGCACTGACTACACTCAGAAAACCCAGGCTTTAGCAGAACAGCGGAAGGCAATCGAAGCTGAGAAAGCCGCTGTCGAGCAAGCCAAACAACTCCGAGACCAGTACGCTCAACGATTGGAACTGATCGAAAAGGTTCTATCGGAGCAGAACAAGTCGGAAGATTTAGAGTCACTGAAAGAGTCCGATCCGATTGGCTACGCGATGAAAGTCGCAGAGTCTGTTCAGCGAGACAAGCAACTAGCCGCAGTTCAGGCTGAAAAGCAACGCATTGCCGAAAAGCAACAAGCGGAGCGTCAGACGCAACTCCAGCAGTATCTTGCCGAGCAGCAGGCCCGACTACAGCAAGCCATTCCAGAGTATGCCGATCCGCAGAAAGGTGAAGAAGTCCGACGGGATATTCGCTCGTATGCACAGAACGTCGGTTTTACGGAGGGCGAACTCAATCAGGTTTATGACTCACGCGCTGTTCAGGTTTTGTGGGAAGCCGCTCAGTACCGCAAGCTAGTGTCGAAGTCGCCGGAGGTAACGAAGCGTGTTGCCGAGGCTCCTAAGACGCTAAAGCCCGGAACTGGAAAGGTTTCAAACCCTGAGTCTGATGCAGCGAAGCAGGAACGAAACCGGCTGCGTAAGTCTGGCAAAGCCAGGGATGCAGCTTCATTGTTTGAACGATTCAATTACTGAGGTCCATCATGCCTACTTTTACCGCACACACGGCCATTGGCCAAAGGGAAGATTTGACGGATTAAAACTAGTCAATTAGACTAGGCCAGTCCCCTTGATGTTTTGGAGAGTGGCTTGGGAAAGTTGACAGCAACAAAGCAAGAGTTGCAAGCGTTAGTAGGTGTTAAATCATGCGAGCAGATTGGAAAAATGTTTGGATGCAGTGCGGAGTTGGTGAGGCGAAAACTTCACTCGCTCGGTATCGCTGTAACCAGACGTCGTTTCGATCCACCCGCTGAAGAGCTAAGACAGATGTATCAAGCCATGTCCATGTCGAAGATTGCGGAGCATTATGGGGTTGGTGAAACCGTAGTGTTCAAGCGATTGAAAGAACATGGGATCAAGGTTGATACGATAGGCAATCACAGGCTCAAAACTGGGCGAAAGTTTAGTCTTGAGCATCGTAAAAACCTAAGTCTTGCTCACACCGGGAGATGGGTTGGTGACAAAAACCCGCATTGGAAAGGTGGTGTTCATGTCAAGAATTTGGCTGAACGCGCAAGCGGTGCATACAAACAATGGCGTGTTGCTGCGCTGGAGTTAAAAGGCAGTGCTTGTGAACAATGCGGAGTCAAGCAGGGTTCGATGTGTCAGTGTTGTGGGACTTCTGTCCGATTGCACGTGCATCACATCAAATCATTTGCTAGCCATCCTGAGTTAAGATATGACGCAACGAATGCCGAAGTGCTGTGTCCCAAGTGTCATTTTTCTAGGCATCATTGAAAATCGGGTGAATTGCTGGAAACCCCTTAGAGCCTTGAGTACCGAAGCGTAACAATCTCAAGGATTGGGCAATCAGCAGCCAAGCCGCATATGTAAGCCAATAGGCCCAGGGATGCGGAAGGTTCAACGACTAGGCAGTGACGAAAGGATAATCTGCCCACGAGCGCCCGACGCGAAAGCGATGATATAGTCTGGACTATCGTGAAAGCGATAGAAGCAAGGATAAAGAGCCTTGCGATAACAAATCGGTTATTTATGACATCAGCCCGACCGAAACCCCGATCATGAGCACTCTGGCTCGCACCAAAGCGACCGCTGTGTTCCATGAGTGGCAGACTGACTCGCTTGCTTCTGCGACTTCAGCAAATGCC